GCCCGCCACCATCCCCGGCATCCTCTCCCTCGGCTGGTGGGCCGCCGTCGGCCTGGTACCCCTCAAACTGCGCCGCGTCCTCGGCCGCAAAAAGCTCCAGGCCGCCCCCGCCGGGCCCATGGCCACCGCCATCAACGACACGATCGGCCCCATCACAGCAGCCGACCAGATCCTCGCCGCCTGGCACCGCCACATCAGCAACCCCGAAAACGGCACCCACCGCCACCAGATCCTCACCGACGTCACCGTCTACACCGACCGCTGGACCGGCCGCATCATCGCCCCCGCCGGCGCCGCCGTGACCGTCGCCAAGGAAACCGTCTCCTCCGTCTACCGCCGCAACCCCGCCTGGATCGACATCACCCACGGCGACCACTCCGGAGAAGCCCGCATCACCGTCAACCACCAAGCCCCCGCCGAACTCGACCCCTCCACCCTCGAAGGCGCCTGGAAGAAGCGCGTCGCCTGCACCGGCGGCACCATGCCGAAAACCCACCTGGAGGAAGTCACCGACGACCCCAACACCGGAGGAAAGTCCGCCTGGGTCGTCGCCGACGACGACATGAAGGGCGCCCTCAAAGCCCCCGACCTCACCGACCTCGCCGGCGACCTCCGAAAATCCCCCCTGCTCGTCTCCTACGAGCCCGTATCCAACGACGTCCGCAAAGCCATCATCCGCGTCATGGACACCAACCCCCTCGAGAAAGGCCACCACTTCCAGGGCCTGGACTCCATGAAGATGACCAAGGGGGGCCGTTTCCCGATCGGCCGGATCATCTCCGGCCACCCCGCCATGCTCCCCGCGTTCGACCCCCAGGCCGGCGGTCAGCACGTCGTCATCGCCGGCACCACCGGATCCGGCAAGGGCGGCGCCGCCCAGATCGTCGGCCTCGCCTACCACGCCAACGCAGCCGCCATCCTCAACGCCGACCCCAAGGGCTCATCCAACCCCGCCATCACCAAAATGGCCGCCTACTCCGGACTCACCCAGCACGGAGCACTAGGCACCCTCCGCATCTCCTACGCCATCCTCCAATGGCGCATCAAAGAATCCGCCCGCCTGGAGCTGAAGAACTTCCAAGCCTCCGCCATGCGCCCTTGGTGCCCCACCATCCTCGACGAAGCCGGCCAACTCCTCGCCCCCAACATGCCCAACCGCAAGGAAGCCGTCGCCATCGTCAAGGCCGGCGCCAGCCTCGGCCGCTCCATGGGCATGCCCTGGGTCCTCATCAACCAGGTCGTCAACCTCGACCAGCTCGGCGGCGAACAGGCCATCCGGGCCAACCTCATCAAGGGCGGCTCCTGGATCATCCTGCGCACAGACTCAGACCAGACCAACCTCAGCGACCTGCCCCCCGGATTCGAAGGCATCGACCCCGGCAGGATCCCCGAAGTCTGGCCCACCGAAGACGACTCCCTCATCTACGACCCCGACATGCCCGAAGACGACCCCCGCCGCACCTTCGGCCTCGGCTACCTCGCCACCGGCGGCGGACGCCCCGGCATGATGCGCATCAGCACCCTCGAGGACGCCACCCCGCACATCCGCCCCGACCAGATCGCCGTCCCCGAAGACTTCCCCGACTGGGACGACAGCCGCCTGGAAGAGATCGCCAACACCCCCATCCCCGGCTTCGAAGAGTCCGGCTCTGGCGACGAAGACGGCGGCCGCCCCGTCATCGCGCCCGGCGTCGACCTTCCCGTCCGGAAGGAACCCACCGCCGAAGAGAAGGTCCTCGCCGCCCTCCGCGCCGACGCCGACCCCCTCCACCTCGACTACCTGGACGGCGCCGACGACATCGACCCGGACGACTTCGAGATCAACTACATGGAGCGGCCCGCACTCCACGCCACCACCGGCCTGGTCGACTCCACCTTCGCCAACACCCTGAAGAAGCTCGAAGCCGCCAGGAAGATCCACCGCATCACCGAAGGGAAGAACGTCCGCGTCGGACTCGGCCCCGCACCCACCGAATGACCGCAAGGGGAACCGCTTCTGACAAAGCCCCACCCATGCGACAGCATCAGAACTGCACGGCCCGGCTTCTCCTTGGAGCCTGGTGTCCCCGCGCCCTGCTTTGAGTTCCCGGGCCGTGCACAGACCCCGCTCGGACGCCCACCCCCCATGGCGCGCGAGCACCCCAGCTGGCCCCCGCCACGCACCCCATGCGGCGGGGGCCAGCCCACGTTCATCCAACCGGACGGAACGTCCCGCAGCCATCGTTCTTGAACAACTCACCCACCCGCAGCGTCACCGTGATCTTCCGGGCCTGCGTCACGAACTGGTTGTCGATGATGTCCCCCGACTGCGACGTCCGCTCCCAGTAGCAGTCCGAGATCTCACCCTTCACCTGGTACGTGCCCGGCCCGATCTGCTGCACATCCGAGTCGGAGTCCGGATCGTACGGAGCCGGCTTCTTCACCACCTCGTACTCACCACCCGAGATGTATCGGTCGTACGACCCCGACACCGCCGCCTTCAGCGTCTTCGACCACGTCGGGCACAGCTTCGGAATCCCGAACAACAGAATCGCCTTCCCGTCGCCGTCCAGGTAGCCGCCCTCCGCCAGCCACTGCTCCGGCGACCAGTTCTCACTCTGCTCCGGCAGCGAGTCGCACATGTCCTGCACGAACTCCGACGCCGACGAGTACAGCGAGTCGTACACCCAGCCCGAGCTGTCCGCCTTCGCATCGATCTCACCCTCCGGGCCCGGCGGATACTCCGGCGTCGGCTCCTCCCAAAGCGTCGACACCGACGGCGAAGCAACCGCCGTCGACATGCTGGGCGACGGCGACGCTGTCCCCACAGCACCGTCATCCGAGTCGTTCCCGCACCCGCCAAGCACCATCACCGCGGCCGCAACGCAGCCCACGGCCCCCACCCTGCGCAATCCACTCATGCCGCGCATCCTTGCCCACACCCCGACCCGGGGGAACACAAACCCGAAAATCGGCGATCATCCGAGACAAGGCGCGGGGCCTGACAACCACACACGCGGGAGCCCCACCGCCATGAACCTGAGCGCAGCCGGCCAGGCTGAGATGGAACAACGCCGCGCCAAGCTGATCAAGCTGCGCCGCATCCGCACGCCCTACGACAGCCCCGAGATCCTCGAACTCGGCTACCAGTCCGCCGCCGCAGCACGCAAAGACTTCTACCGAGCCGTCACCGCCCGCAGAGAAGCAACGGCTGCCGAGGTCGCCGGCTACCGCGAGGAACAAAACGAGATCTTCGAAAGCCTCCTCGACACCTACCTGCCGCTCGCCCTGGGCACCGACGAAGACGACCCCGACCTCAAGGCCGCCGAACTGGTCCTGAAGACCCTGGAACGGCAGGCCAAGGTGAACGGCTGGGAGGCCGCCCTGAAGGCCGAACTATCCGGCCCCGGAGGAGGCGGCATCCCCGTCCGCGCCGCAACCATCAACGAACTCCGCGACCTGATCCGCACCGCCGGCGACCCCGACGAGGAAGACGACCAGGACCTGAACACGGATGCTGAAGGTGACGAGGAACAGGATGACGACGGCGACGACGACTGAGTTCGTCCCCAACGTTGATGAGGAAGCCACCGTTGCACGGGAGGCTGAAGAGTTCCTCGAACTGGCCGCGGCCTACCGCAAGCTGAACCGGGCTCAGCGGCGCCGTATCGCGTCTGCGGCCAGCGCCGAGACCCGCAAGGTCTTGGCCGACCTGGAACGCACCATGGCCCTGGAGCGCTCTCCAGGGTCAATGTCGGCGATCCTGACCGACGGCAAAGAGAAGCAGGCCCGCCACCTCGACCTCATCGACCGGGTGTTCCGGGACATCGCCCGCGGCCACTCCCGCAAGGTCATCATCACCATGCCACCGCGGCACGGAAAATCCCGCCGCGCCGCACGCTGGGCACCCCTGTGGTACCTGTCCCGGCACCCCGACCACCGCGTGATGATCGCCTCCTACAGCGCTGACCTCGCGGACGACCACGGTCGGTGGATCAGAGACGCAATCGTCTCCTACGGACCCCAGATCGGCCTCTTCCTCCACGCCGGGTCCAAGGCCGCAAACCGCTTCGACCTCGCCGACGCCGACGGCAACCGACTCGAAGGCGGACTCGTCACCGCTGGCGTCGGGGGCGGCCTCACCGGCAAGGGCGCCCACCTCGCCATCGTCGACGACCCCATCAAAGATGCAGCCGACGCCGAATCCCCCACCATGCGCCGCCGCCTGTGGAACTGGTGGACATCCGTCCTCAACACCCGCGTTGAGCCAGGTGGCAGCATCATCGTCATCCAGACCCGCTGGCACGAACAGGACCTCTCAGGGAAGATCCTCGAAGGCGAAGACTCTGGCGACTGGATTCGCCTCGACCTCCCCGCCATCTGCGACAGCGAAGAAGATCCCCTGGGCCGAAAGATTGGGCAGGCGCTGTGGCCGGTGCGCTACGGCCGCAAGGCCCTGGAGAAGATCCGCAAAGCGGTGGGGGAGCGGGTCTGGTGGTCCCTCTACATGCAGAAGCCCCGCCCCCTCGAAGGCGGCGTGTGGCAGTGGCCGTGGATCACCGACAACCGCATCACCCCCATGGCGTTCCGCGGCGTCGACCTGACCCGCACCGTCGTCGCCGTCGACCAGGCCGGAGGCGAAGGCGACAGCCACGACGAGACCGGCATCATCGGCGCCGGCCGCACCGCATCAGGCAAGATGTACGTCCTCGCCGACCGGTCCGCCAACATGGGCGCCGACACCTGGGGCCACAAAGCCTGCCGCCTCGCCATCGAACTACAGGCGGACGCATTCGTCGTAGAGGACAACTTCGGCGGCGACCAATCCGCCCAGATCATCCGCCAGGCCTGGCGCGACCTTGAGCGCAACGGTGAGACCAAGGGCCTGCTCATGCCGCGGATCATCCCGGTCCACGCCAAGCAGGGCAAGAAACTACGGGCCGAGCCGATCGCGCAGCTGGCCGCCCAAGCTGAGATCAGCCACGTCGGTGAATTCCCCCGCCTCGAAGGACAGCTGGTCACCTGGCTGCCCGGCATGGACAGCCCAGACCGCATGGATGCCTACGTCCACGCATTGACCGAGCTCGCCGACCCAGCGCAGGAAGGCCTGGGAACACAGCACTACAGCGACCAGCGGCTGCGCGGCCGCCGATAGGAGACCCCCGTGTACGAATATGCCGCCCGCTGCACCCGCGTCGTCGACGGTGACACCCTGGACCTCAACGTGGACCTCGGCTTTGGCATTCAGGTTCAGCAGCGCGTGCGGCTGCTCGGAATCAACTGCCCCGAGCACGGCACCATTGCAGGTGACGACGCCACCGCCTACACCAAGGAGTGGCTCAAGGAGCACGGGCCGAACCTGCTCCTTCGCACGGTTAAGGACCGCCGCGAGAAGTTCGGTCGGTACCTCGGCCAGATCGTCGCCTCCACCCGCATCCTCAACAACGACCTCATACAGGCCGGACATGCAGTCGCCTACGACGGCGGCCGCCGCACCCTGCCTGGCCAGCCGGGGGAACCCGACCCAGCCGCGCCCGTACCCTGATCGATAGGCGCGGGGCCTGCGAGCAGAGGGGTATCTCTGGTGGGCCTCACGTCCTGGGCGCGGCGCGCGCTCCGCATCGACAACTGGTCGATGCTGAACTACAAGCCGCTCTTCAGCGACCCCACCACCGGCATGCCGCAACGCCGCGCCTTCCCCGAAGCCGCCGCCCGATGGGTCCCCGCCGAAGACGAACGCCGACTGGCCGCGTACAAGCTGTTCGCCGCGTACGACCACAACCAGGCCGGCGAGCTGGCCGAGATCCGCGACGGTGAAGCCGCCCGGGAGCGCCGCGAGTTCGGCGACCCCTCGATGTTCGTCGACACGCTTGTCGCGCACGTCCTGGGCCGCGAGCAGACCATCACCGTGCCCGGCGCCGAACACGCCGACGACGACGATGCCGACCCCGAAGCCCAGCAGGCCGCCCGCGTCCAGGAACTCCTACGGGACTGGGCCGAAGAGGAACTCCTGGCGATGCGGATGATGCAGGCCGAACGCAAGGCCGTCTGCCTTGGAGACGGCATCATCCACCTGTGGTGGGACCAGGAGAAGCAGCGCCCGCGCTGCACCACCTACGACCCCGGCTTCTACTTCCCCGTCATCGGCGAGGACTCCGACGGCACCGACTTCCCCACCCGCATCCACTTCGCGTGGGAACTCGACGAAGACCGCAAGAAGGGTCTACCGGCCCGGCTGCGGCGCATCACCTACGAGCTCGACTTCATCCGCCCCGCCACCGCGACCGCCGTCGACCGCACCGGGCGTCCCGTACGCACCCCCCTCATGACCGAGGCCACCGACGACACCCCCGCCC